ATGAACCCGTCGCTGACCTTCACCTTTCTTGTCGCCGCAGGGATTGGTTTGGTGGTGCAGAATACGCTGATGGTGCGTATCACCCAGTCTGCCTCTACCATTCTTATCGCCATGTTGCTGAACTCGCTGGTGGGGATTGTGCTGTTTGTCTCGATTTTGCTGATAAAACACGGGCTGGTGGGGTTTCAGGAGCTGGCGGCGAACGTTAAATGGTGGACGATGGTCCCCGGCCTTCTGGGGTCATTTTTTGTGTTTGCCAGCATCAGCGGTTACCAGTATGTCGGCGCGGCAACCACGATCGCAGTGCTGGTCGCCAGCCAGCTCATCGGCGGACTGGTGATGGACGTCGTGCGCCACCAGGGGATCCCGTGGCGGGCATTGGTAGGGCCGGTGTGTGGGGCGGTAATGCTGGTGGTTGGCGCCTGGCTGGTAGCGAGACGTCAATTCTGATATTTAATTGATTTTTAAAGGGATATTTTTCTTCCCCAAAATATCCCCAAAACTCCGCACCAAAACTACAGCGTGATAACTTGCCATTTATCAGCCCGGTCATCCAGGTACAGCTCAGACATTTTCGCCGTTTTATGTCCCCATAACATCTGCACGTCTATCCCGTGCTCTTTGTATAATCGCCCTGAAAGCGATCGTTGCTCGTAGAAGGTCGGCAGCTCGCGCTCATCCGCCGCCGTGATACCAACCTTATCCCGCACCCCGGCAAATGTTCGGCCTACGCTGTGAACCGTCACCGGGTCGCCAGCCTTTATCCGCGCCACGTTTTTATCGTAGTGGACAAGATACCGGCTTAACGTCCTATCCCTACAAATCGATACAGCTTCGCGTAAAGTCATGTTAATTTCTACACACTTCAGGTCTAACGGGATGGCGATTTTAGCTCCTGTTTTACTCTGTATCACATGGAGGCGATCATGCTTAATATCGGAGAACTTCATGTTAACGATATCGCCGGAGCGCTGCCCGGTAATCAACGCCAGCAACATAGCCGCCCGCAAATAGTGCTTATCAGCGGCGTCATATATCACTTTCCACTCATCCAGCGTTAAACGCCTGCGTTTAACCTTTGATACCGGTTTCCTTGTGGCCTCTGCCGGGTTAAAACCGTGTGGCACCTTACCGTCGTACTGCGCCTCCCTGAAGAGGTCTATCCATGACTCGCGTAGCCCCTTAGCCCTTCTGATTTTCTCCGCGTCAATATATTCGGAAAGAATGGCGGATATCTCCATTCCAGATATATCGACAAGAGCAACCCTGGGAAACCTGGATAACAGTATTTTGGCGTCATTGACTCGGTCTTTGCGGGTTCTTGGCCTTATTTCGCCACGGTCAACCCTGCGCTGTAGAACAACGGCGTATCTCTCAAGCCATTCCTTGAGTAGTGTTTTCTTGGATTTCCCTTCTTTTTTAACTCGAAGGTTAATAAGTTGCATCGCCTGGTCTATCTGGCGCTCTGAGTGTATGCGATTTAACTCCTCTGCCGCTGTTCTGGCGGTGTCGGCGTCCGTGCCGAAACCAATGAATTTACCTGATGTGGGATCTTTGTACTGCCAGTAAACCTTGTTCGTGCGCTTGTCTAACTTGCAGTAAAGATTAGGAATTGTGACATTAAAACTACGAGGCCGCGCCGCCATTTAAAGCCCTCTCAACTAACGCCCTAGCTTTTTCATCTATCCTGGACGATATCTCAATGGGTGCAATAATTCCTACATATTGTGCTGTTTCATCCACCAACCAGCGGCGACCTTGCTTTATTGCTGGCGGATACGTTTGCCGCGTCTTTGCGATAACTCGAAGCGTAGCGGCGCATGGTGGTTCTTTAAAGTGGGCTTTCGCCCACTCCTGGATACTTACCAACATCAGGTTTTATCGTCCTCCACAGGCAGGCGCGGGGCAGTATAAAGAGGGATAGACCCCGGATTCCAGGCCATGCGCCCTCTCATTACAACGCTTCCGCACGCGCCAATGGGATGCATCCATGCCACTGGTTCCTGCTCATCCGTTTTACGTCGTTCCTTAAGCTCCACCAACCCGGAAACCATATCCTCATACTCTTCAGCCTCTTTTGTGTAGCCATGGGAGCGACAACGAATGGCGCAATCCTGCATTTCTTTTGTTAGGGCGTCTAAGCGCGCGCCTGTCAGGTTGTTATTAGTCATTTAATTTCACCTAGATAGCAATAATTATGAGGGTTCATCTTTCAGAGCTTCAATCTTACCTAAGCCCCCGCGATCTTGCCTTCTAACGATATTGATTTATTTAACTTAACCCCCTTGCGGGGCCTCTCCGTTAAATTGCGACCAGTTCACCCACAAAGCGGGCAAAGGTGATGATCGTAGTAGCAGCAGCCAGCAGCGAAGCCGTCAGACGGTGGCGCCCAGCTCCACCAAAGACGCGCAGCACATCGCGCTGTTGGTACGATTGAGTTTCAACCTTTCGGCTAGCAGCTTCAGAGGTTGAAAAACCTAAGTGCTGCTGTCGGTTCTCATCGGTGTGCAGGACAACGATAAGCCCGGCGTCTTTGAGGTTAATTGCAGCATTGCGAACCGCCGTTTCACTGCAACCGTGGCGAGCCGCCAGGCTGCGCACAGTGACAGAACCATACGTTGCAATATCTTCCAGGATGCGGCCTTTAATCGTTACTCGCATGGCAATAACCCCTCTACAAAACCCGGTACAGCCATATGCTGAGCGATGCCCGCAAATATCTCCTTTGCGTCTGCTGGCAGCTCCGCAGTGGGATTGCGGGCCATAATCCGATACTTGTCACGAACTGCGATCTCAGCGAGATGAAGCGTCGCATGTGCCACCTCTTCCAAGTCTCCCGCGAAGTATTCCGGCGTCGGAGCATCAGCAGGGGCGTTGTCGAACCACTTCACCCAAGCATCCACGAAAGACGGGTTTAGCGCTTTATCCATCGCGACATCAAAGGCGCGTTTCGCATAGTGGCTGCGGCCTAAACCGTTGACGGTCTTAAAAGTCATTTTTCAGTTGCTCCCGCTGCTTGACGATTGCCGCCATGCTTTTGTTGAAACGAAATTCGCTAATTTTTTTGCCGTTTTTGTGGATATCCAGGCATATATCCAGAAACGCACGTTCAGCGGTCGTCATGCCGTGGCTACGCACCCGCCCCCGTAACTCCTCAGCAATGCAACGTAGCTGGACAACCTGAGCGCTGAAGCCTGCGACGCGCCCCTGCTCGACATGTAGGCTTTGCGCAGCGGTGGCAAGCTCCCGGCGGTATCCGGCGGTAATATGGCTAATTTCTTTTTTTAATTCCTTTACCTGCTTACGGGCTTTAATTCCAAATATATCAAACATGCGTTACCTCGTTAGCATCCTGCGATGCGCGTTTATTAAGCTCTGCGTCAATAACCTTGTTAACGTATTTATTCGGGCGCGGGTCCGCTGAATTCCAAACCCTTAAATCACGTAATTCAGATGTGCTTAGCCCTTCGACTATTTTCGAAAAAGATTCAGGAACCATTTTTTATTTATTCCATTAAAAAGCTGTCACTTGACGCCTAATAGATTAAATTCGCGATTTGTAAATCATGTATTATCAATAATGATCAAGTGTAAGATTTAATAAATCACTCTCAGAACCATACCGCCTAACGAACGTTTTACGCCCCGTGTTGCCGTGGATTGCCACCTTGCCAGCCCGCTTGTCATCATGCCGGTGATGCCCCACGCACAGACATAAAACCCTATCCCAGCCCGCTCGCTGCGAGGCTCCCAACCCCTCTTTAATGTGGTGAATCTCGCCGGGTGTCCCCCATTCACCGAACTGAACATAACAGGCGACACACCCTAAAGCAGCTACCCGGTCAACGTGCTGCCGCTCTGATTTTTTCATTGCACCATTCGCTTCAGCGCGTTGAATATCGAGGTGTCGCCCACCTCATACACCCCACACCAAATACGAAACTCAGTGATATTCTTACGAAGGAAGCCAGTCAATACGACTTGCTCCTGATGCGTTAGTTTAGCCTCGCGGTAATTATCATTCGCCGTTTTGTGTTTATTAAGCTTACTGACAATTTTTGTGCTACAACATGAATAGCCATTACAAGTCATCGTAAAACCACGACCATGATAGCCAATGAATTTAACCAAACATTCGCGCTCAGAAAAATTATGCACTCTATTTCCTTTCGATTTCAGATCAGAAAATTTAAACGGTGTAGTTAATATCCTGCTGCGCGAATATCCAGCTCCCATCCTGCAATGTGCGCCAGTTCGTGGTAAACCCCTTCACTTCCGCATGAGGCTGACTCCATAGCGTCACGAAAGCGTGCGACCTGCTCAGTGGTGGCACTGGATATAAAGCGGCTGTAGTAGTCTTCTGCTGCTTTCGATACTGATGCGGCGATAGCGTTGCTATTCATATTTATTGCTCCTTTGGGTTTCTTCGGGCAACAAAAAGCCCGCGCGAGGCGGGCTATAAGAATGGCTCCTGCGTCGCTGTTATTTTTTAAGCTCTTTCTCTTTTAGTTCGCGGCGTGGGCTGTAAAGAATCCCGTCAACAACGATGTAATCACCCGCGATCCATTTGGTTATCGCCTGGGGAAGCACGTCGTTAACCCGTGCAAACTCGGACCTGTTTCCGCCGTAATATTTTTCAATGTATTCAGTAAGTTTCATATGCCCTTCGTCGTTTCGATGCGATTAATATAACCAAATAATGGTTATTACAACAAGTCTTTATTTAACCATTTTTTGGTTATTTTTAATTTCAGCACTTCTTGCAACTTTTGCCGCTTTTGCGATGGTTGGCCTGCTCACACCCATAGCCTTCTCTATCTGGCTGTAGCTCTTTCCGGCCTTCAGCAGGTCTATGATTGCCGCTTGCTTATCAAGGTCAGCTCCGCGCCCCCTGTATTTACCCAGTTCTTGCGCCTTCGCTATCCCCTGCCGCTGACGCCTGCGCCGGTCTTCATAATCTTTGCGAGCGATCGCCGCCAGCATATCCAGCATCATGCCGTTTATCGCGTCCAGCATTCGCCCCGTGAACTCATCACCATGAGCAGCGAGCATGTGAGAGGTGGGTAAATCCAGCGCCACTACGCGAATCCCTTTTTCAGTTATCACCCCTCGCAGCTTCACCCAGTCAGCCGCATTTAAGCGCGAAAGGCGGTCTACCTGCTCAATGAGAATGATATCCCCACTTTGAGCGGACTCCAGAATTCGGAATAACTCCGGGCGCTCTAGTTTAGAGCCGCTCTCATTCTCAATATGCCATATCGGAGATCGCAGACCATGTTCTGATGCAAATTTACTCAGGTCTCCTTTTGCCCTCTCTGCGTCCTGCTCATCCGTTGACGCCCTCAGATACCCAAAAACCACTGAAGCCATTTTCATCCCTCAAAGTTAATTTTAAGTCTAAATCGTAAACTAGTTAACTTTAAGTCATTTCACTAACTAAACCAACGCTAAAAATGCTGGTTTAAAATCGGTATACCCAAAATCAACCAATAAAAAACCCACCGTAGTGGGCTGAGTTGTCCATTTTTACTGCTACGTGCTTTTTTGGTCCCTGCTTACTGGCCATTCAGGGTAATGGTAACGTCTATCGATAAGAGCACTGTATAAACCGTCCTTCCCCTCCGCAATCTCCCTAACTGTCAACACAACATCCGACCCTACCGGGCAAGCCCTAAAGAATGCAGCATCAAACCTTTCAGGAGTAAAGAGAGAAAACTTGCACGAGCTCTCCTGCTTTTCAGCTTCTTTGCGAACCGCCGTGTAAATATCAAAGTAATCTCTCATGTATAACGAGCTGGTCAGATTCTCCCTTAATATCTCAATCTTTCCATTAAGGCTTTCAACGAGTGCAGCATGCTCGTCTTCACGCCTTTGCCAGTTCTCATCAACGCGTTGGCGATACTCTCTATGCTCGCGCTCCATTTTTCGCGCCGCGTACACCGCATATCCTATAATGACAAGATACACTGCGAAACCCGCGAGCTCATTTAGCCAATCCGGCATTTTCACCACTCCCCATAACTCACTTTTTCACCTGCACCGAAGCAGCGCCCCGACTCCATACCACGTTAACTCACCTTCCTACATGGGAACGAGACAAAATCACGACTTGACCCTTTAATCTGCGTCTCAGTTAAAGGCTTGCCATCCGCATCCACGCGCTTGTCACCTTTCCAATAGATAATGTCCTCAAACACACTTACAGAGTATTTCTCTTCTTTATTTTTCCGTTCAATCTCCGCTTTAACTTCTGGCGTTGCGTCTTTTGGCGTTGCTAAGTTCGCGGCTGTCAGGCGGAAAAGCATGTTGTATTTCGCACCACGGTATTCATAGTTTTCACTCAACATTACGTCACCGTTATCGCGATATGAGATCACAGTCCCCGACGTTACAGCCTGAAAGTTATCAATGGTGAGTGTGGTTGCCGTTACAGTGACAGGAGTTATCCCGCCGAAACCCATATCACACTCAAACTTCTGAGCGGCGTTCACGTTAGCGCTCAGTGCCACCAGCGCTAGTGCGCCGACAATTACTCTCTTCATTTCTTTGACTCCACATAAAAATAAACCCGCACATAGTTGCGCGGGTCTGTGGTTACTGATTGATCTTTGGGTGCTTATGGTTGTTTAATTTTGGATATGAGGTATTCCGGCGGCGTCCAGTCTGCGGCCCATCTCTGACATTATTTCGCTGCGAAGCACAGCGACATTAACCTCAATCATGCGCTGCACCTGGTCGAGCGCTGTAACGGGCTGGCCGCCGTTCTGGTAAATCTGGCCCGGCGCCCAAAATTGACCCGCGCCCCGGAATTCCCACGCTTCCTCGTATCCGTCATGGCCCAATATGACGCGGGCGGCGTAATACTGCCCAATCGCAATTACCGTAGTTAACTGCGTGTTGTTCGCCCAATTGCCGTAGATAATTGGCCCTCTATTCTCCTCCCAGCTACTGCCGTCATACCACGCCGTTTCCGCTGGCTGGCGAAAGCCGTGGGCGGCTCCCGCGTGCCATACTCCATGCGTCAGATAGGCATTGCTACTATCACCCGCCCGGAAGTAAATCGCGGCGCTGGCCACATCCACCACGCCCACAAAGTCAGCCGACCGGACTACCGCATTTGATTCGCCAGTCAGCGAGGCCTGCCCGCTTCCCGACTGTAGGTTTAAACTCCCATCGTTGTACATCCGCAGGAATTGCCCCCACGCCGGGGCATTGAACGCCACAACGTCGTCCCGTCCGTATACATCCAACAATCTCGCGCCAGTCCCTTTCTGGTTGACATACAGCCCAGCCCACCAGTTTTCAGGTTCGCCACTCTCCTGTAGCCATATGTTCGGCTCCCGTGGCTGTGCGCCTACGTCTGCGGCGTCAAGCACCACATTCCCGGCGGCGTCGGGGACCTCGCCGTTAATGGTTAACACTCCATCCGGGGCAGGCGCTGGAATACTGGCCTTAAGTTCGTTAAGCAGCGAAAGGAGATAGGATTGCACCTGCTCAATCCGAGTGAATTCCTCCTGCAAAATCAAGACCGTCTCATGAAACGAGCGCGGGACGTTAAGCTGCGGCGCGACATAGGCCGTTGGGGCGCGATCCGTCACCATGTTTTGCGGCGGCGTGGCTGCGGCGCGGACAGCAGCATCAGCTTTCATTCTGGCTTTGCTTTCGGCGGGCGTCATTCTCCTGACTCCTCGTGATAAATGGTGATGCCGGACGGAATAGCCCCCTGGCCTTTGAACTCCATCCTGACGGCGTGAATCGCCCCCTCAATTAGCCACGTGTGGCGGCGATCCTCCACCAGCGACGCTATGTGCTGTTTCTCCCAAATGTATCCGCCCTCCGGTCCCTGGGCGTAGCCGATGCTCAGGTCGAGCGACGCGGAGCCGCGCCCCTTCATTTCGGTTTTGGTCACAACGGAGCGTAGGCCGTCGGACAAGTCCAGCCCCCGGCGCTCAATGTAGCAATGTAGCGACTGGGCCTGCATCGACCAGATGCTACCGTCGAACACATGCCGGTACTCCAGGTATCCGGCGCTCATGTAGTAAACGCCACCAGCCTGACAGCCGCCGATAAGTGCACCTTGTGCGATGCGCAACTCACCGCCGCCCCATGCCTCCGCGTCCGTATCCCATTCACCCACGGCAGAATCCCACGTTTCCGGCATAAGCTCAGACTCCGGTGCGATCGGGGCGAAAACAACGTCATTGACGTACGGAAGGGTTTTCCGGCTCCAGGTGTTTGTCACGTAGTTAAAGACCAGACACTGCGTCTTTGAACACTCTGCTGGCTCCTGGTCGGCGCCGCGCGTCATTACCCACACCTCGTTTAATTCTGGATAGCTAACCAGGCGGACAGCACCCGGTCGAGGTTTCGCCACGATTTCACTCAGGTAATCGCGACATACTCCATCCGCAATTGACTCCCAGCGCACCGTATCGTGGCGCACAACGTCCGAGCCGGTGAATATGTAGTTATAACCTTTGACGTTGACGACACACCCCAGGTCAAGACAGCCCAGGTCCGCATACACCTGCTTCACCATAAACGGGCTGTTTGCGTTGCCGGAGATAGTCACCGCGAACGTGGAGCGCTCCGAGTACAGGTACAGCGTGCCACCCATAACGCAGGCGTCAATCAGTTGGCTTTCCGTGGCTATATCCATCCAGCCCGCATACCCATCGACAACGGCGGCGGCGAAATCCTCCGGCGGGCGGTTGGCAGCAGTGTCGTCCCAGTTGATAGGAAATGCCCCGGACTGACTGAAGCCAGACCAGCGGACGCGGTTCGGGTATGGTACATCCGCACCGCCGACGTTCTCCTCCAGGGTGTTAATCAGCAACAGCCGATTGCCGAACGCGATCATGTTTTTGCCTGACCAGCGACGGGTAACAACAACCTGGTCTCCGCCGGTTTGCTCGCCAAAGCCAGGGAGAATGTCAAATCCCTCCCAATCGTATTGCTTACCGACCGGGTGTTGATTGCGCATGCCAAAGAAGCAGCAGTTATTCAACTGGCCCCGGTACGCGTGCCAGCGGTCAGCCACGGGCCAAATTGCCACTGTCGCGGAGGCGTCAGGCATTTCCTTGTAATCCGGGAGCGTCATGTTCTGCGAGTACAGGCCAAACACACCCGCTGCGTCGACAAGCGAGTACAGTACACGAGCGCCATTGCTGAATCCGTCGTACATCATGGGTTGGATGAGCTGGGGTTTATGTTCTGGAAAATTGTCGCCGTTGATGTCGGTCGTGTAGTACGGCTCCGGGGCGTTCCCCAGCCCCTGCTCTATTTCCCGACCGGCAAAGCGGACATTTAGCGCATCGGTCATCACATTCGGTTTGAGGTCTGCGGGGTCAGCGTCATAGCTGAGGCCCGCACTCCCCAGGCTGGAAAGTGCGGTTTTCAGCATTATGCAGTACGCTCCCAAATGTAGACGTTATACCCCGGTAGTTGGTACGGGTCAGCACCTGTACCAATTACCACGCTACCGGTGTGAGCGTGTCCGCCGTCAGACCCGGAAGTTGTCCCGGTGCGAAAATCGATCACATACTCGTCATTGTTATCGCTGGCACCGTCCATGTTTTTGGCGTACGCCTCGGAATAGTTGTGCTGATGGCTGCCACCCCAATCAACAGTAACGGCGACAGCATCGGCGAACAAATGCGAGGTGTGCGGGTGCCACCAGCCCGTGCGCTGCCCTGCTGCCAGCGTTGCCAACACCGCGTCGGGGTCGGTAATGTCGCCCACGCCCGCAATGTAGCCCGCGCGTGCCTCCCATGTACCAAAGCCCAGATATTCAGCCGGGTTTGCTGGGTTGCTCGTAAACAGGTATCGCCCCTGCGGATATACGATATCCATCACCGCCTGATAGGTCAGGGTGAGCGCGGGGTTCGCCACGTACTGCGCGGGCGTCGGCGTAGCGACCTCCATTGCAGCCAGGGCAGGCGCGTCGGCGGTTGCAGGGTCAGTAACCTTAAACCGGACAACCTGACTTGTTGCAGCGTCCGCTGGTTGCAGTTGCACGCCAGTGGTCAGGTTGTTCAGTTGTGGCGGCGAGCCGGTAATTGCGGCGTTAGCCCCCGGAAGGGTGTTTTTCAGCACCTGCTTGATTAGGCGGATGTGGTTGTCGCCGTCGCTGCGCGGGTCGGTCCCAAGGGGCCACTCAGGCGTTAGCGTGTCGATGAATTGCGGTTGTTCAACGGGCATTCTTTGCGGTCTCCAGTCTGTCTATCCGTGACTCAATCATTTTGTCTGCCTCTCCCTGGATGGCTTGAACCTTTGCCACCTCCGCGAGTTGCTTTGCATTGTCCAGGGAGGTAACGCGTATCACCTCCACATCCTCGGCGATCTCATCAACTCGCTGGGCGTAGCGGCCCATCATCAACGCCAGCATCAGCAGCGAGCACACACCGGCGACGCCGACCCACTGGATAAAGGCGTGCGCGTTAGAAGTAGGCTTTTGCTGGTCGCTCATAGCTCAATCCCGCTCCTTTCTGTTGCGCTTCATGCTGCGCGTTAACATTGTTAATTTCGGTGTTTGCAAGGGACTGGTTGGCGTTGGCGTCCTTGGGATTCTTGCGGTACACGTTGAGGTATGCCAGGGACTGAAACAGCAGGGCGTTTTCTGCGTCAGTCGTGTAGGCGTTGGTTTGCGTGGCGTCGCTCAGACGCGGCGGCTTTTGATACCCAACCACCACAACAGCAGCGGGCGCCACCAGCCAATACTCATTACCGACCACGGCGTAAATAGTCGGGTTTCGCACGTCCAGGCGGCGGGCCTGAAGCACGTCAGCACGGGAGGCCAGAGTTGCATCCATGCCATCGATAATCACCGCGTCGACCGACATAAGCTCGACCGGTACGGTCAGGCCGTCAGCCGGATAGGTTTTGGTAGCAGTCATGGCCTGCGATCGCAAATCGCCGTCCAGTTTCGTTTCTGCGGTGCGGATGAAGGTCGGGATCAGGTTTATCGTTTTGGAGTCGGTGACGCCCGATAGCATCTTTACCGCCTCTTTTAGCTGCGCGTACGTTGTACTCATGGTCTATTCCAAAATCAGAACCATAAAAAAACCCGGCTTTCACCAGGCCAGTAATCAGGCGTATTTCAGGGATTTCTTTGGGTCGGCGAACTGGTGGCAGATACGCGCGATCATCTTCCCGTCGGGAGTGTCCGGGGTTGCGCGGCCCGTCAGGACGGCTACCACGTAGTCAGTGATTTTGCCCTGCTCAACCGGGTCTAACTCTTCCCAAGGCGCGTACTCTTCAGCCTCGCCCAGCGCCTCGCGTTGAGACTGGACGGCGACAAAACAGATTTTTGCGATAGTGTCTACAGCGATTGATTTGATGGTCATGCGTCACCTGAATTGAAAAGCCCCCTTTCGGGGGCAAGGGGGGTTATTTTTAGGCTTTCGCTTTTACTGGCTTTTCGTCAGCCGGGAGCGGCGTCACTGCCTGGTAATGTGATTGCACCTGCGCCTCCATCAGCGCCACGGCGCTTACTGTCAGCTCGGTTGTTCCCTCAGCGGTGCCGCCGAGCGTGTCAGTTACGACACACGTAACGGTGTAGCTGCCTGCGGCGGTCGCGGTGCCGGTGATTGCGCCGGATGAGGCGTTAATCGAAAGGCCCGCCGCACCGGTCGCCGTCATGCTCCACACCTTTGAGGCGATGGTTGCGTTAGCCGGTGTTACGGTCGCCGTTGCGGTCTGACTGTAGGCCGTCCCTACCGTCGCAGCTGGCAACGCTGCAACGGTCACTGTTTGGACGCCTACGCCGCGAAAGGGACTACTACCGCCGACGCCCACATGTTGCGGTGACGCAGACCGAGATCGACGTGGAAGACGGCTTTTTTGTAGTCGCCGGTCTTGCCTGCGGCCTCAGAAATCGGGGCGCGGAACAGCGGGGATTCCCAATCTTTCGGGTTGAACAGGTAAACGGTGTTCGCGGGCATGTGGCGGTTGTAAACAACATTCACGGTCTGGCCCAGGGCATCCGTAATCGTGTTTACTTCAATGGTGAATTCTTCCGTGTTTTCGAAGATACGCCCACGGGTTCCCTGTGCTTCCTGCACGCCTGAAATCACGTCTTTCATGGTGTCAGAGCACATCAGGACGGTCGGCTGTCCGCCGGTAGTCCACAGGGCCGCCATCGCGGTAAAAATCTCCTCCATCGTCGGGACCGCTGCTGCCGCCTCGATGTAGGTCACGGTGTCGGTGAGCGGGTCGCCGATGACAGTAACGCCGCCGTCGGTTGAGGATACCAGGGACTTGAAGCCGCCCATCTTACGAGCAGAGGTGCCTTTTACCTCGGCCCTGGTTGCGCCGTTATTGAGCATCGCATATTCGATATCACGCTTCAGCTCAGCGGCTTTCTTCTCAGCCTGGTATTCGGATTCCTTGCCACGGCCCCATGCGGCCTGCGCATCGGCATCGCCGGTCACTTTGACCGCTTTACCCATTTTCTGCGTATAGCCAGACATAGGAATGGTTGGGGAGAAAGAGTCGTCCATATCGGAAAACTCAAAACCTTCCATCAGGGCGTTGTTCGGATCTACCGGTGCGTCGCTATCGGTCTGCCATTCGAACTTTGCGTTCTGAGTGGCGACTTTTCCAATCATCGCCTGGAATGGGAAATCGCGCGGGGCGATGTTCGAAATCCAGTCAGCGAATGACTCCTTGACACCGTTTAGTTCATACGAGTTGAGGTTAGGCATGTCATGTCCTTGCCTGCGTACTACGCGCAATCCGTGCGCCTGTTTATGTTTTGTTTACTGCTTTAACGGTGTGCATGTTATGCACATAATTTTAGGAATCAGGTTTGGTATTTTTTTTGTTAGCACTAATTGTTAATTTTCGCCCTCAATCGCCCCCGCAATCACCTCGTAATCAACGGCGGTATCCGGGTCTTGCTCAGCAAGCACAGCCACCCGCACCAAAAGCCTCGCCAACTCAGAATCACGCTGCGCACCACCTGCAATCTTCCACGCCAATTTAGCGAACTCCGGGTTTAACAGCGCACGCGCCGTAAGGTTAGACAGAATGAAGGGGGTGGCTGCGAACACGTTACCAGTCGCGAAGGCACCCAGCCCCTGAAGCCCACCCGCAACAGTCAAGTGGTTAGCGGTATTGCTGTAGTTCACGGCCTTGCCAAGGTCTTTAAGGCGGTCAGATATCACAGCAAGTGCGTCAATGTCTGCGCGATGGGACCCCGCCAGCAGGTCAGCAAGTCCGTTATCCTTCAGCTTTGTCCAGTTAGTTAAAAATGCAGCCGCGCTAAACTGCCGCCCCTCGTTACCCGCCTGCCCCGCAGATTCACGCCCAGCGCGATAAATCATTTCAGCCTTAATCCGCTTTTGAGCCTCTTCCGGCATCAAAGCCAGAAGCCCGCGTACGCGATCAGCATTGCTAATCATCAGCGCATCAGATGGCTTGCCAAAGATGCGAGCATAGAGCGTGTCACCGGATGCGCCATCCGCGAACATCCGCCCCATTGCGGATAACTCATCCTGGAATGCTGACCATGCGCGATTAGCCTCCTGATACGCACCCAGCGCCCCAAACGGAGCCTTGTTCTGTCCCAGCGCCTGCAAGATATCCTCATCCAGCGCTTTTGCCAGCAGGCCCAATTCCCTGTCGTCAGTTGACTTTAGCCCCACTCCTGGGTCGTCCATCATGTTACGGATAGCGGCCTTTAGCTTGATAGCGCCAGCCAAATCCAGCCCCGGCTTTATGGATTCGCGCATCGCGGCGGACACCCGACGCCAGTCCGGGGACAGGATGATATCGGCGATGGCCGGATTTTTAATGGCGACGATCTCAACGCTATTGAGCACGTCCAGCGACTGAGCCACACGAATCGGAAACACACCCGCGCGATTAACAGCCTCAGCGAAGTACTTTTCACCATCCTTTCGACCAGCATTGATGAACGCCTGATATCCTGCACGGATTGCGTCGCCCAACTCCTCCGAACTCATGCCGCCGCCATCCTGCATGTTGGTGCGTAGTACGTCAGCAAACTCGTTGAGCGCCTTTTGGTTGGCTTCATTGAAGTTGCGAAACAAATAGCCGGAACCCAGCACATTCTCCAGATGCTTTTCCAGAAGCGCTGACGGCTTGCCGCGTGTCAGCATGGCGCGGGACGGGGTAAAATCCACACCATCTGGGAGTGAGGCGTTAATTTGCTGTACCGCATCCAGCGTCTGCCCCTCCTGGTTGCCGCGAAGCAGAGCCTTGAGGCCGCGCCCTACCTTCGGCATCAAAGCATTAAGAGCGACGCCAAGCGTCATATCACCAGCCGTTGTCCCTGTGTCAAGCTGATTACCGCTAGTTAGCTGACCACCAGCGGACGCGATTGCGTTATCCGCAGCCCAGCCGGACCATCGCCCGAAGCGCCCGCCGATGGAGTTCGCCAGTTTTGCAGTCCTAGAAGCCAGCGCAGCCGACGAGCCAATACCACCAGCAAGTGTGGAGGCCACGTCTGCGGCGGTTTCGACGTAACCCGTTGCGCGCATGCCCTCCGGGATGGCCTTTTCCAGCTTAAAGGTCGGCATATAGGTTCCATCGCCAATACCAACCAGATTGCCCACCCACGAACCAGCAGAAAGAACGCTATCCGCGACATTGGCCGGAGTATCAGCCAGCTTTGCAGCAGTAGCCAGCAAGCCTTTACCCGCGTCAGACACCACGGTATCTATAATCCCATCGCCCCGACTAAAATACTCATCCAAAGTGTCCTCAATTTCCTGTTGCGTAGTCCCATCAGGAAAAGTGAACGTAAGGCCGTTGGCCTTGGCTTTAATCGTCATTCCCTTGATACCTCAACCGTGATGCCGTCTTTACTGGTGTAAGTCCCGACTTTTGCCGGTTCGGTTTTAGCTGACTCTGTCTTTGCTGCCTCCGGCTTCGATGGCTCGCTCGGCACATCCCACTGATTAAACACCGCAGCATCATCCGCACGTTCAATGGCGCTAATGACTTGCGCGCGAATGTCGTTGAGCTGGCGCGACAACTCCTCCGGGCCGCTCTGCGGGTCAAGCGCCGCAACTGCGCTCTGAATACGCGCCCCTTCCGCCTCAGAAAGTGCGCCCATGCCCTTCATTGCCTGGACGTTACGCAAAAACTCCTGACTTTGAAGGTTACCGATAAGCGAGCGCACCTTTTGCCCGTCTCCGGTCTGCCACGTCGCCGGAAAGTAGCCCGCGATCAGCCCGGTACCGTCAGAAACATCCATCCCCATCAAGCTCTCCACCTGCCCCAGATTGGTGAGCAGGCCGTTTCTGGTTGCGGCATAACCTGAATTACCAGCCTGCCAATCGGTAGCCAACTTAATACGCGCCGCAGTCGGAGCCTTGCCCGTCAGTGGGTCAACGCCACCCAGCAGAATCTGTCGACTAAGCTCGCGCGGGGATATGCCCGCCAGGTCATCATTCACCCTGCTTTTATCCATCATCACCTTTAACTGCTGACGGCGAAGGTCAAGTCCCTGCGAGCGCAAAGACAGGGACGCATTCTGAAAGTTATTCCGCTGTGCCATGGATGCATCACGATATGCTGAGTTGCTATCGTACTGACGCTGACGCTCGGCAAAGTTCCGCACGTCGTCACGGTTGGCCTCATTGAACTTGTCGCGAGCCAGCATATCCTGCCGTTCCTGCTGAATGATTTTCTGGTCGCCTGTTTCGTAATACGCAAGTATGGCCTGGTCGCTGAAACCGTCCTTTTTCATCTGCGGAACGTGTTTAGCCCGCTTTTGCAGAGCGTGACCGTAGTCATGAAGCCCGATGGCAGTTAGCAGCCCCCCAGTGATAGCAGCGCCTGCGTCTTTTGTCGTCAACCCGACCATTAGCGCCCCCATGAAGGAAGCGATCCACATCTGCTTGTTGATTTCTTTTGTGGATGGAGGGTTAACAAGACTTTCCGGCGGCCTCATCTTCCACAACTCTTCATCCATGTAGGCAGGGGGAAGCGTTGATGTGAGATCCCCCGGCGTGAGCTGGTAAGGCTGCACCGCCTGAACGTTAGTTAACGCGTCCTGCGTCTGTGTTTGCTGTTCAAGCTCCGTTTTCATCCTGCCACCTTCTTATCCGTTGATGCCGATTCCATCGCCTCAGCAAAGGTTGTTGCCGTTTTTGCCGCCCCGGTAGGGCTACCCTCCGCCCACGCCTCTTTGAATGACTCCAGAGCGAACTGGTAAAGCATTTCTTTTGCGCGTTGTGCGGTGATGTCACCGTTCATCGCCTGATTAATCACCTCTGTAACGTATCCGTCCAGGTGCTGCGCTTTGTAAGCGAAGGCCGGGAATGACTCCACCAGCCGTTCAGGGGACATGGACGATTCAAAATTCATGTGCTGCGGCTGCTGATAAACCGGTTTCGGTGTTGGTACCCATGAAACGGTATTCGAGTTCGGGTTAAACGTCGGTTTGTAGCCCTCCTGCTGCGCCCATTCGAGCTTAACGGGGTCGTTCATAACATCTTCCGGCTTGGTGGCGCGGATTTGGGATGCGAGCTGGTCGTACTGCGCGAACATCTGCGCGAACTGGTCACGGAAATGACTCAAAATAAATTCCCCCACTGCTGGATATCATCTAACGGGTTATTGCTGGCGGCCTTGCTGATCATCTTGGGAACCTCCATCGCTGAGCCTGCGTTACCTGATACCGGTTTGGCGCTGGCCTGGGCGGTCGCGCCACCACCACCCGCACGTTTAGAGGTCACACCAAGAACCTGAGGCATGATTGCTTTTAGCCCTCTGGACACCCAGTTATCCGGCTCAGCGGTTCCCTGACCCACTTCCATATCCTGCCACCCTGGAACCAGCTCTGTTTTTGCTGCCGTAGCTGATACCGCATCGCCAGTCATGCCGCCAGCCCCGGAAAATAACTCACTCCATCCTGCCATCAGAAAAGCCCTCGCGTTGTGTCGGTGCTGCTTTCGGTACTGCTCTCGGTCTTCAGCCCTGCACCCGGCATGGTCACAGCCATGAGAGCCGCCATGTCAATCCATTCCATGTTGTTGTTAATCATGCTGTTGCGGCGATCGTTGTTGAGAACTTCCTGGTTATACCACTGCTCAAACAGTCCTGCGTTGAACTGGTTTTTCGTCCCCTCTTTGACCATGCCAGCGCCTGCGCCAAAGATATCGCCACCAGCACCCAACAACACCTGATTGAGATCCATTGCAGACCCCATTGCATCAGTCGTCAGACCGATAACACTACTCAGGACGTCAGCCTGCATTGATGCGATCCCTTGCGTCATTGCGTTCGCGCCGGATGCCATAACCTGCGCCTGGGTCTGACTGGCTGAACTACTGCCAGATACGGCGGAGTTGCTCATCGTGCTCTGCGCGGTAGCGCCAAACGCTGCACCCATGTCCGCATAAACACCGCTCTGAATCGCTGCGGCCTGGTTTTCCATTGCCGGTGTCATGGCCTCCCACATGCCGGAAACGCCCTGCTTAAACATGGTGTTCGCGCCACCGCTCAGCATATTCTGCATCCAGGCTACCGAATCGGACACCAGGCCCGCACCGCCGGTCATGATTTGCTTACCCAACTCGATAGACGCGCCGCTACCGTATGCCTCCAGCGCTTTTTTCTGCGCCTCGGTCATGTCAGCGACCTGACTCTCCTCGTAGTCGATGGATGGGTTCGACTCGATAAAGTCAATCATGATTGGGCTCAGGTACTCATACAGCCAGCTCTCATTAGTGCTGCTACTGCTGGAGTCATTCGAGCTGTTGAGTCGCGAACTCATTTTGCACCCCAGATGTTTTTAGAAATCCAGTCTGCATCGCCCATCTCGCCTTTCTTTTTCGTTTCCGGTGCAGCGGTCGTGGTTTTGGTGTGCGTTCGCACCACTTTGCGCCCCTCTTTCTTCAGGCGCTGAGCTGCGGCTTCACGCTGGGCGCGGTACTCGAAGGCATCATGGAAAATCTCCATAAGCGCCGGGTTCGCCACGTCCGCGAACGAGTCAAACGACAGGCCCGCTGACATTGCCAGCCCCTGAGCGTTTTTCATCTTGTCCATACTCCAGCCAGCGCGGGCGAGGTTAGTTGCGACCTGGCTTAAGTTGTGGTGGCGGGTGTTCTGCAATGCCTGTTGGCGCTGCTGCGCTACCTGGTTGCCTGCGGCAATGAGACTCGCCTTGCGTAGTTCGGCGGAGGTCAGCGCCTGGTGTGCCAGTTGGTATTGCTGAGCGTCCAGACGCCCCGATTGCAGCTCGGTGGTCAGCTCCTTAATCTGGTTGTCACACTCAGTCACCGCCATAGCCTGGAACCGCGCAGCCTGGTCGCCAAAGCCCTTGATGTTCTGCACCAACGGGGCGATTGACTGATTGAAGCGCTCGAACGTGTCGGCGTGCTTCAGGGCGTTGTTTACTTGCTCCTCGTTGTACTCGGTCTCGCCGAGCTTCCAGAATGTTCCCGCAGTAATTGGCGCAGCCGGGTCGCCGTCGACGGGTGCAACGATGGTTGCATCGCCTGTGATTGTTGGTGATGTTTCTCCGCCCTCTTCGACGCTTTCGTCGACTGGCGCTCGCGTGGTGTCTTGCGGGAAAAACAGGGCTGAAGGGTTGAATCCGGTAGCGCTGCGGGAGTCATTCGTGGTGTTTTCATTTGACATTTTTAATCCTTTGGTTAGTTAGCGCCGCATCCGTGCGGCATAGTCGAACGCAAAATAACAGATTTAAGTGAGAATCATGCCGCCGCAGTTTCATCCGATGAAGCATCCGGCTCGTTTGCCGGGTCGGTCAGCTCTTTGACGTCTTTCAGGGTCTCGCGCTCCTGCTGATTGGCCTCCAGGATGAGTCGCAGCTTGTCGATATCGATATCCGCTGCGACCTTCTCAATATCTGCCAGGGTCTTAGCGGCGTCATTGAGGGTCTTCTGTATGTCTGCCGTCTCGCTTTGCACCTTGGTTTCCGCAAGCTTGGTTGTTGCGATGGCATGGCGCAGTTGGCAGGCCATCATCACGGCCTGGAGTTTCTGCTGAAGCGGCGACGGCTTCGGCATTTCTGACGGCGGAGTTAGGTAGCGGTCGATATCTTCGTCGTGGGTCACGGCGCGGAGGTAGTCGGCATAAATCGCGTACACGTTCTCCGCCTGAAAGTTAGCCGGAAGCGTGCCAGCTTGAGCGCCCGCGGTGTAGGCGTTGAGCACGTTGGCGGCGCTCTGAGCGCGGTCTCCCGCTGATTTCACATCAGCTTTAATCCCGATATCATCCCGTAGAAACTTGAACGGGATTTTATCGCCGTCCAGCTCAAACACGTTGTTAATATCCTGCTGAACCATCAGGAAAACGCGGTACGCCGGTTTGATAAACGTCTCAGCGAATGACTTCGCGATCGCGTTTTCGTTTATCTCCTCCTTGGCCTGCGTCAGGGCGATGGCGGTGCCGGACTGCTGGGTTTTCTCCATCGCTAACGCCTGGTTGGCGCTGCCCTGCTTCACGCGCTCCACGTCCTGCGACAGCTCGTTACTCAGAATCTGCATAGCCTGCGGTACGTCTGCGGCGGCGATGCGGCGCACTGCGCCCGCCTCTCTGACGGGATAGACTCGGCCCGGCGCGGTGTGGTCGTTTAACGCCTCTACCGCTTTCTTGGTCATCATGCTTTCCACGACCTCAGTCTCAGGGTATGCCGCAAAATCTGCGGAGCGCTGTAGCGCACGGCGGGCGCGGGTCGTCCCCTCCTGTGTGCTCTTGCAGAAGTCAAACAGACTTTCACCATAGGCGCTGTTAGGCACCGGTGACATAGCCCCCCACACCAGCGGGCAATACGCCACGGCCTCATGGCTGACGTACTCGGTCGCGGTCGTGATGACGTACCAGAGTTTTTCCTCCTTTCCGTTGTAGCAACCGCGCCAGAAGTGGTGAAACACGGTAATCAGGCTGTTAGGGCCACCAGCGACCGTTGCGCCGCCGTGTTCCATACCCTCAGCGTTGAGGTTGTCAGCGACCAGCATACTCGTATCCAGACCGCGGCCCATGTTGGTATCTTGCGCCATAGCCTTATCGATTACAGACGCCTTGTATCCGCGCTTGTTGCCCTCGGCGATCGTGATTTCCTCGGAGTAGCCGCAGTAAATTGCGTTCTCAGGGGAGACCGCCTTGTCATGCAGATAGAAGTCCTTGAACGCAATCAGATTGATGACCGGGAATTTAATCTCGCGGTGCCCGCTCATGGTGCCAGACACAACCGGTCCAGCCTGGGAGTCCTCGAAGATCAATTCTGAGACGACGTTGTAGCCAGCTTTTCCCAGGACGCGCTCAGCGATGATCGCCTGCTCTGCCGGTGCCTGGTCAAATGTCTGAGTGTCGGTTGTGTAGACCTTGCTGTCATAGCCCACAAGCGCGGCCTGGTTGCCGGTGATGAGCGTCTCTTTCAACGCCAGGTAGATTTTCAAATCCCAATCCATCGTGCCGAGCGCGGTCGCGTGGATGGCCTTTGTAACGGCGTGCGCCAGCTTGTTCTCACCGCCTGCGTCAGCCTGGAATGCTACCGGTGCTTTCTGGTCATCGGTGAAGATAGCCACCAGCGATGGGTGTAGCGTCTCGTACGATTCCCACATCACCTTGCGGGCTGCGACGTCGCCCGGTTGCATCACTGCTGGCAGGGTTCCGCGATAGTAGCCCCACGCTTCAGCGTAGCGGGCCGCAAGCGCATCCTGGCGCGTTACGGCGTTATCCTTGTGCCGGAGCACCTCTTTCATCAAGTCCGTTGTGTTCACTGGTTAAAACCTCCAATTCCTAACGATAGTTCGAACGAGTTGCTGTATTCGTCCTGAATAACAGCCGGTTGGCGTGCTGCCGTCATGGTGTCGCCGTCGTCCCTGACCCGGATTACACCGATGCGGAGCGCGTCCATGTAGTGGTTGTCTTTGTCAATTGGTACGGTCTTTTGTCCCTTCTTAATCCACTGATAGCCCCGGCGTTCGCGGAGCGTCTCGGTACATGTGGTGAATATCTTCAGTTTGCCGAGGCGAAACATTTCGGTGACGATCCCCAGCGAACCATGCAGGCTTCGCCGGTTCTTCTCCAGCGGCGCCAGGTCAGGCGGTATCTCAAACAGCCGGTGATGCATGTTAGCACCCAGCTTGGTCATGATTTCCACCCTCGGCAAGTTGCTACCGGAGTGTGCATCGGGTTGCGCGTTGGCCCCATCGTGCGGAGCCTTAACGACAATCGACGGCAGCTCGACCGGCATCCCCTGAAACTCTGCGTTGTCGGTCAGGCGCTCCCAATTCTCCGGCGCTTTGCCGGTTATCTTGGCTGCGATGTAGTGCGGTAGATGACTGTTGGCGTATGTCTTGTTCTCCATGTTCGACCCCCACTCCGAAAACACGTAGTGCACGCCGTCCTCCGGGTTGAGCGCGATGTACAGAATGATTGACGGGTCTTTCAGCCCTGAAACGCCGAAGTCGAGAGACGCGATCACCTTCCAGTGTCCGGGGATTTCGAACGGGGCGCACGTCACATCGTCATCGGCAAACGGATAGATAGCACCCACACCGGCAACCGGAATTCCCTTCGACCGCATTTCCCTTTCGTGGTACGGGATGGCGGCAAGTATGCGCTCCCGGACGTCTGGTGTTATGTGCTCGGCGTCGTCCCAGGTAGCACTCTGAAAGTGGATGTGAGGGGAGTTATCTTCCTTGCACTGCCGCCATAGCTCAGTTGCGCCCTTCTCAGGCGTTGCTGTAATGGCAACCATGCCACCGGTATTAATGGTTCGGGCTGCAAAGATGGAAGATAGCTCCAGCTCGTTTGATGGCTGCTCGTCAAGCCAAATAAATAAAACTTTCTGCCCGTGTAAAGTGGTCTCGTCCTGTGTTGACGCATAGAAATACAGTGATACATAGCCGCCCGCCTCATTGCGTACGTTGATTGATTTCACTGTCTGCCCGTCACGAACCAGCGAGGACAGATCCAGATGCTCGCGAGGTATCAGGCCAGACCCTAACTCGCTTGTCTGCGTGGCGTCATCGGTGCCAAGCAGGTAGTTTTGCAGCACCTTTCGCGTTGACTCCAGGCTGACGCCCATAACCCAAATAACTTGCTTGTTCGTCACCTTGAACCGGCGCCCATTCCACCATTCAGGATAGAGCCCGGTGGCGTGATAGGCGCACTCGACCGCGCCGCCGAACGTCTTCCCTATCTGGTTTGCCGCCGACAGGTAGCGAAGCGTCGAGTGTTGACCCGACTCAAACCAGCGTTCCTGATAGGTGTACGGGCGGAAGTTGTCGAGCTTGAAATACTTGTTGAACTTACGCGCCATCTCGACGATATCGGCGTTCTTGCGCATGGCGACAATGCCCACCTCGCAAATCGCCATAGCCAACCGGCGCACGTCGGTGCGGCGTGCAAGTGTGCTCACTGGATGCCATCCTTCAGGTACTGCTGACGCAGCTTTTCAAGCTCCTCATCGCTCAGTGAGTCTTCGACGATCTTCTCCAGCTCCTCCGGGGTGATCGTGAGCGGTGCCATGCTGATTTTGTGCCATGTAGCCGTCAGGCTGGCAAAGGCGGAGTCCTTGGTCGCGGAGTCTTCTAAACGAGCCTGAAGCAAGGCCAGGATTCTCGAACGGTTGGCAGCGATCAGTCCGAGGTTGTGACGCATAGTCATCGCAGACAGTGCGCGGGCCTGTTGTAGCTGTAGTTCCTCCAGTTCCTTCCAGTGCTGAGCTTTGATGCGGTTTTGCTTCTTCCCGATAATTCCGGCAGAACGCATTAATTTCACTGCATCCGTGTATGACAGTTTTTGCCCAGACTCTGCCCAGGCTTGCGGGTCATCCTTGATTTGTTTCGATGTGTCCAGTGCCAT